TTATACGTTAAACTTATTTTATTTCCTGTTAGTGTACTCATTTTTTATTTTTTTTAGATAAACTAATAACTTTTTAAAGTTTGTTTTTTTTATATTATATTCTTTTTTCATAATACCCATCCTACCCAATTAGCTTCAGTATCAGGGTACATATCGTCATTACTATTCGAGTAGTACTTTGGAAACTTTGTTGAAGCGTTAAAATTCATATAGTCTATAAACCTTCTAGTATAGAAATCTGCAAAGTCTCTATATTTTTGTACTAGAAAATCAATCTCATCTTTTGTGGGTAAGTCTGCGTTTTCTGAACGATGCCTATAAGTGCCTCCTTGTTTTGTAGCGTAATTTGAGAAAGGAAGGAAATCGACCATACTAAACATTATTAACATTGGCTGCACGTATTCGTTAACTAAATAAAAATAGTCAGGATTTGCTGCGTGTGTTAAAGTTCCATTAGTAATCATTTCTGAAATTTGGTTGTATAGATCTGTACCTAGATAATTTTGGATGTGCATTTGTTGTGCAATCTTGACAAAAGGTAAAAGCAAATCTGCGTCTACTGACCCATCAATTATGGAGTTTCTTACTAAGTCTGTTCTCGATATAAATAATGCTGTAGCCATATCTTTATTTTCTATAATTTGGGTCTAAGCTCCACCAATCATTTTTAGGTTGAGCCACTTGAGCAACTTCAGGGACATTAGTTTCTATTTGTGCTTCCTTTTTTAAACTAGGGTCTAAAGCTGCAATTTTACGTCTAGCCTCTGCTACTGTAATTCTCTTGTTGTTTTTTCTTAAATATGTTCTACGTTCCCAATAGTGTTGACAATTAACTCCTCCTTTGTAAAGCCATAAATTATAAGAATTTGAACCACCAGGACCGAACCCAGGATTATCCGAACTTTCTTTGTCTAAGTCCTCCATTCTATAAACTTTTTTAGCTGACCACATTTTACGACAAAATTCTCTTTCTGGATTATTACTTCCGTAATACCTATAACGCACTTTTATTATACTCGTATCTTGAGAGCTTTTTTTGTTTGGGGTGCTAGTAGGTACTGTAGCTAAATCCATAGCAAATTTTAAAGAGTGGTTTAGTATTTTGTCATAGTCATTAGCAGGTCTTGAATCTATTAATTCGTAGCCTTCTATTTCCTCGTCTTCGCCCTTACCTTCTAACTCACTTAAAATAGCTTTAGTTAACTCTTCGTTTACATTTAAAGGAACGCAGTTAGGAACCTCTTTTCCATCTTTTATTTTTGTGCCTATTTGCTCATATCCTTTCCAACAAGGAGCCTTTAACTCTTCGTGAGTTTGACAAGGCATATAATAAATTTTACCATCTAGCTCGTGTTCGTGATAGCCCATACATCCTATTTCATTAGCTTTATTTTCAGCTTCCTCAATCGTTTCGTATGCTATTTTTCCATCAATTACTTTCGAAAATGAAAACTTTTGTCCAGTCTCCTCTTCTATTTGTTCTTTATTAGTAGCGTTTGTTAAGTCGTTAAACTCTAAAGGTTGGAGCGTTTTAAAGTATAAATTAAGGACTATCTTATTGTAAGCTAGTATATCGTCAAAAGCATTTAATAAAAGTTGCTGAAAAGGTCTTATAACAGTATTATCCATTAATGTAGAAGCTGTAACTATTTCCTCTGCATTATTTCCAAAACCAGTCATATCCTTAATACCAAATAAAATAGGACTAGTAACTCTATGAGCTACCATTATTTTTTTCATAGACTCAGTAGATAAAAACTCGTATTGTTGTGGAGCGTCACTTAATTGAACTGCCTCCATAGTTGCTGCAGAATCTGCCGAGTCATTAAAAGCTAGTATATAACGCCCAGCATTAGAAGTCCCTTGGTATTTTGCAGCTATTTTTTGTTCTATAATATTTCTCTCCTCTTCTGTTGGAGTACCATTATTAAAGTTTATTAACATTGAAGGTGCTAAACCATTCATTATGTTATTTAAGTGATAGTTAGCTATTTCCTCTTCTAGCTCAGCATATTGTATTCCTCCTTGGTAGTCTACAGGACTATAATATTTAAATCCAGCTCTATAAGGTTTTATGTAAAGTATTTCCATTTCACTATTAGAAGACCCAAATACTGGTATTCTCTCTAGCTCATCACCTTGTTGGAACTCTTCCCAATCATAAAAATAATAGTAAGCTGGAATCTCTCCCTCTTCATTACATTTTTCAGCTCTTAAAGTCTCTATTGGTACGTGCTCCACTTGTGCTATTCTTAACCTATCTTGACTATAAATAACTTGGATAGCACATTGACCCATTAGTTTTAAATCACTAGCTAGTTTCATTTGCATATCCTCAGAAATCATAGATTTCATTTGTGCATACTCATCTGGTTTTCTATTAGAGTCTGTAGCGTCTAAATAACGTCCAACTATCATTTGTGAAATACCATTAATAAGAGCGTTGTTAGTAGCAGACCCATTATACCTATCAATCAAAAATTGAAAGTAGTTATTATCTGCTCCATATTGTATCCAATCTTGGTTGTTTACCTCTCTTACTTCAGGTGTTGTATAGGTGCTTAATTGTAAAAAGTTTACTTTCATATTAGAATATTATATAGTCGTTATTTCCTGAAGTGTTTTGAATATATTGTCCTTGGTTAACATCATAATAATTATTAGTTTCTTGGTCTATAGTTTGATCTGTACAAAATATTTTATCTCTAAATATAACAGTTCCACTTGTATTAGTTATTTTAATATCATAAAACCTTCCCTCAATTAAGTTTAAATTCATAGTAACAAACATAGTGTCGTTAGTTATTACAATTCCTACTTCGTCTTCCCAATCATTTGTCGCAAGTTCCCAATCTACATTGTATGTATTCCAAAAACTACCAGAAGTTAAAACACAATTCTCATCGTTTGTGCTTTCGTCTCTTATACAAATTGTAGCGTCAGTTACATACTCCCTGGGTATTATGCCAAAAGTTTGTTCCGCAGTAGTAGTAGTTAAAACTATCATTTTATCCTTTAATAGTATAACGTAATTTTTTTAGTTTTTGTATAAATAAAACTATTACATAAAGAAATAGGGCTATTACGCCCTACTTCAAAACTAAACACAGAAAAAAACTTTATTATACTGGGCTTATTGCAGCTCCAATTTGTAAAGCACTTACTACAGCACTAGCACAGAAAAAAGCTGGTAACTGCTCTTGAGCTGTAAATGTTAAATTAAATCCTGTAAAATCTGCAAGGGCTGTCCCAGTTCCTATTGTACCTGCAGAAACGTCAGCTCCATTATACGCTCCTACTAGGAATGTATTAGAGTTAAAGTCTTCTACAAAAACGTGAGGGTTTCCTTTGACTACGTCTTGTAATTCAGCTTGTGTTAATTTGTCTAATTTTTGTAATTGAACAGTAACATTTTGGTCGTAATAAACCGTACCATTCTCTGCCGAAGCAGTAATCGTTTCCTCCATTCCAGAAGAGCCTGGTTTTACCAGGTATTTATAGGCTGCAGGTGTCGTGCTAATTGCAGTAACTTCAGCTCCAGTAACAGATAAGTTTCCTAAAGTTCCAAAGTCAGCTAAAATTATACTCTTAACGCCTCCAACACTTTTGATGCAAGGTAGATTTCTACCTGTACTTAATATTGAACAACTCATTGATATATATTTTTATAAAAAAAAGGGTAAGCAGGTTTGTCCCACCTACCCTAAATTTTGGTTAATTTAATTATTAAGAATAAACTACAATGTCAGAAGCAATTCCATAGTTCACAGTTCCTGAGAATCTGCAAATAACTCTAACATTAGAAGAGCCATCTAAATCGCTCATATCTAATAGTTTTACTTCATTCATATTTCCAACTAAAGAAGTTCCAAAGTATAAGTTTGAACGCTCTGCAGCCATCATTGAATTGTCATTCATTCCTTGTGCTACAAATACTTTAACTCCGTCAAAAGAAAGACTTCCGTTATTCCACCATTGAGTTCCCAATGAGTTAGTACCTGCTGCTCCTAGTCCATTTGCTCCAAAACCTCCTAAAGCTCTAACATAAGCTCTAGCTACATTTTGAGAAACGTATAAGTGCAAGTCTTCTTTTCCATATAAAGCTGACGGAATTTGGTCAACTACGAGTCCCATTTGAGCTATTACATTTGCAGAGTCAACTCCACCACCTACGGCAGCAATTTTTTGAGCTGCAGGAATTGAAGCGTCTGCTGCGGCTAAAGTAACTAAACCTGCATACTCTCCTACATTTGCAGCTACACCTCTCCAGATCGTTTGCTCAGTTTTTTGAGCTATCTCTGCTGCTACGTGAGCTAAGATAAAATCTGAGAATTGAGGAGGTAGATTTTTAAATCCACTAAAGCCCATAGATTGAGCTTCCCAATCTTTTAAAAAGTCATTTTTACAAACTTGTAAATTAACTTGTAAATTATCTGGCTCAAGTATTCTCTCAGTAAGAGTAATAGAAGAGTTAGGGTTAAAGTCGCAAGTAGCATCTGATACTAAAGACCCAGTGTCTACTTTCTTAATAGTTTCTCTAAAATTGATATTTGGTTTTACTGTAATTCCTCCGTCATTGATTGTACTCGCAGAAAGAAGAGCAGCAGCGATATACTGATTTCCGAACTCACCGGAATAACTTGTAGTTATCGAAGTTGTAGTCGCTAAATTTATATTTCTTTTCATTTTATTATTTATTTATTTATTAATTATTATGCTTCAGATGCCCATATTCCGACACCGCCTACGATAAACCACTTTGTTAAAGCTACGGCTCTGATTATTACATAGTCTCCACTATTTGCAGTTGCTTTAGTGTTTACCCAATCTTTGTCTACTACTCCACTAGCTACAGAATCTGCTGCAGCGTTAGCGATAGATCCGTGAAAACCATCTGTAGAGTGTGGACTTAAAGTGATTATGTTGTTTCCGTCTGCTCCTGTATTTCTAAATAAATATGTTAAACCTATATTTTCAGAATGAATCTGAGGTAGAGAAATAACTAGTGCGTCTGTCGCAACGTTTTGGTCGATTCCTGCGTCTCCTGCTGGAATTGATAATGAAGCAGAAATAGTATTTTGTGATACTTGTACTCTTACGTCATCGTTACTTGTGTGTATAAATGTACTCATTGTTTTTATTATTATTTTTTAATTTGACTTATTTTTGCTAATACTCTATCCATAGTTGTCTCTGGTCTATTTTGACCATATAGAAAAGTATCATTCTTTTTATTTGGAGCTTGAGTTAAAGGTTTACGAGCTGGTTGTTTAGACATTTTTTCTTTTACCTTTTCAACTTCACCATACTTCTTTTTTAATTCCTCAATCTCTTCTTTTACTTCCTCGATAATAGGACTTACTACCTCTACTACTGCAGCGATAATATCACCCATTTCAGGAGCTACTTCGTCAGGCACTTCAACTATTACTTCCTCTTCCATATCCTCTCTTACGTCTTCCTTCTCGTCAGCGATTCCGTCCTTGTATCCTTCCTCTTCAGCTTCTGGTATAGTTTCAAGTCTAATCTCATCAATTAAACCGTCATCTTTTACTACTAAAATTCTACCGTCCTCTATGGTATACTCGCCACTTGGTAGAGGAACTCTCTCGTCTTCGTCTGTTACGATAAAAACGCTTTCTCCCTTGTCGTAGCTATCGGCAAAAATTCTCGTACCGTTATCCAAGACAAGCTCTTCTAAATCAACTTGCACCCCTAGGAGCGTATTGATTTTTTTTAACATTTCACTTGCTTTCATTATTTATTATTTAATTATTAATGTTTATTATTAACTCCAGAAATTATTCATTCCTGTATATTCCACAACTTCTCTATATTTATCTTTAGCATCGTTATATAAAGAATCAGCGTCTTCTACTCTGTCTCTTAAATAATCGTACTCTCCATAAATGTCATTAGGATTTATTCCTAACTCATCTGCTGCAGCTTGGAGTTTATCTAGTTTTACTTTTAAATCTGCTGCATAGTCTTGTAATAAAGTTACAGGTCCGTTTACTACGTAATTATCCAAATCATATTTTCTTTGAAACTCCTCGTAAGCGTTTATTACTTCGTCTCCAAACTCATAGGCTAAATAACTAGCATCAGACTCTGCTTCCTCAAAACTATCTATTTCATTTTCAATATCGTCTACTAATGACAAATCTATTTTTCTTTGAGTGCTTAATACTGCAAAAACTTTATTGTCTTCTGAGTATAATTTGTTTAGTATGTTTTTTAGTGCTTTCATATTAAAATCCGTAATTTTCTAGTTCTCTTTTTTGCTCTTCAAATCTGTCTTCAAAGTATTTTAAGTCTTCTATTAATTTGATGTGGTCAAAAATATTAGCATCGACATCTGTTGGGTCAATACCTAACTCATTTGATTGTTTTACAATATCGTTTAATATATCTAAGTCATTAGTAACGTCATCTGTACTAATAAAAGTTTCTGAATTTTGAAAGTAAACACTTCTTAAAACTCCTCTAGCATCCATATAAGCGTCAAACTTTTCATCATACCATTCCTCAGTTGAATAAGATAATCTACTAACTTCGTCTTGTAAGTAATCAAAATCATACTCTATACCATCGTAAAGAGCTAAGTCTACTTTTGAATTTTCTTTTTTGTTTTCTTTTAGTTTGTTTAAAACTACTTGGTTTAATTTAATTGCCATATTTTTCTTTTATATATCCACAAATTTTAGGAGCAGCCTCAGCTCCATATCTTTTAGTTTGATCTGCTATACACTCGTCCCAAGGGTATTCCTCAAGGTTTACCTCTTTCTCGATTTGTCTTAAAATAAGTGGGAAGTTTAAATTGTCTTTGAACAACTTTTCTGTAATCCTGTTTAGCTCATTCATACCTATTTAACGTAGTATAAAATTATTTTGCATTTTCAGGTTACACGAGTAATAACTCCAATACCTTGAGCCCACAAAGACCCATCGCAGCACTCCCTGGAGTAAGTGTTTTCGTCTTTACAATAACAAGCCCTAGAACTACTAGAAGGACTAGCTGGGTTCCAACGCTCATTATAAGGCATAGTTTGACTACGCCTATTCATTTTATTTGTTCGTTTTCTTACCGGCATTTATTAACATTTTTTTTATTTTAAGCAACTTGACCCCTGCTTGTATTTGAGATAATTTTTCTTTGTCAATTTGTTCTAATTTATTTATAGCCCAATTTACTCCAGATTTTCCTCCCCAAGCATCGTACATTATAGGGCCGCATCCATCCTCGTAAGAGCCCTCGCTATTTCCTTCGTGCCTTTTATAAGATGCCATACGAGCTATAGTTTCACGACTTATATTTTCTTTATTAGCTAATTGACTAGCTCTAGTCCAGCCTACTGGAGTTCCACAGCTTGAACCATTCTCTTCTTTATATTTAATTGCTTTTTTAGCATTGTTAACTGCAGACTCTGGGTAGTCATTATAAGTTTCTAGCTCTACTTCATTTAGCTTGTCTTTTATTTTTTCTTTTGGTCTCTCTTCTCGGTCAAGGAAAAAACCTTCAATACTAAAACCTTTTACGTCACCAGTCTTAACAAAGTCTTTCCATATATCCTCGTTGTTTACTTTTACAGCACCCATCCAAGTTCCTACTGGTACGTCCATATTGTATAGAGCCGACTTGTCTTTGTCTTTGTCTTCTACTATCCAAGACTCTACTAAGGTTAAACCTTCTATATCAAATTTATGTTCTAATGTAGCGTTGTTTTGTTTACCTTTTTGCAAGAATAACTCACTAGCTTTTTTTACAGTCTCTTTTGAAAAGTATATATAATACTCCTCTTTTCCTTCTTTACGATATATAGTTTTATTAGGCACTAAAAGTGCACCCATTAAAATTCTTTTATCCTCGTCTAGGGTTTTTAGTTTGTATTCTTTTTGTTTATTAAGAGCTACGAAATTCTCTTCTATTGCTGGGCTTTCTACTATACTTATAGCGTCAATACCTGCTAACTCATCCTCTTCGTCTATAATCAGTTCTACTATTTTCATACTTATATAACGTTTTAATTAATAATTTTGTTTTTATATTGTAGCTCCCTCTACTATATTTCTCTCTAAACTTTGAGCTGTAGTTACATCGTTGCTTACTACAAAAGCTCTTACAGGTTCTTGAGTTTGACTAGCTATAGTCTCGGCTAATTGGCTTGTATCACTTCCTCCAACTATATTAAATGAAGGAGCAGATACAGTCGCTGGAGTTCTAGGTGCACTAGGTGAGCCTCCTCCTGAAGCCTTAGGAACTTTAACTGAATTAATAGCTTTTACATTTGCTAATCCAGATGCTATTTCTGCAGCCATAGCTAACGCAGCTCTAAATGGAGCGTCTGGAGTTGCTATTGCTAATTGACTTTCTCTAGCCTTATTAGCATTTAAGTAAGTTGCAATTAATGCCGCAGCACTAGCAGTAAGTTTTCCAGCTTGAGTCTCAGCACCAAGCAATCCTGAAATTTTACTTAACGAATTTGCGTAAGACATTGTAGCCTCTTCTTTTTGTTTTTGTTCTAGCTCTACTATTTTAACTCTAGCTTTTCCAAAGGCTGCACTTAATTTAGTTCTTTGCTCTTCACTTAAAGTTTCGTCTTGTAATAATTGCTGTTGTCTTTCGTTTAATAATTGTCTTTGCTCGTCAAAAGTTAATTGTTCAAATTCAGCGTCTAACTCTAGTTGTTCAATTATTTTTTCTTGTTCTAATAACTTGTCAGCGTCAGCTTTAGCTTTGTCTTCTAAAGCAAACTTTTCTCTTAATTCTCTTAGTTTGGTTTCTTGAGCTTCTAGTAACGCTTCTCTGTCTCCTCCAAATTTTTCTTGGTCTAAAAGTAATTGTGTATACTCATCGTTTATTTTTTTTCTCTCTTCTGCTCTTCTCTCTTCCTCAGTATCTATACCTCCTTGTCTAATTTTTTCTAACGCTTCTTGTTTTTTCTTTTCGTCATCTATAGCTTTTTTATCTGCTTTCTCTTGATCTGCTTTAGCCTTGTCACTTGC